TCCAATAACAGAGACCTATTCAGAGGATTTTGGATACTGTAAGAACGCTAGGGACAATGGTTATAAGGTATATTTAGATGGTACATTGTTATTGGGGCATAAGATATTGGCCAAATGGCGGGCTTGGGATGTAGTGAGGCAAGAAGGCGATGAACGGGCTGAAGACTTTGACCATGGGACAATGATTGAGCGGATAAAGAAAGGAGTGGCTGATTATAAAGCATTGAAGGAGAAGGAGGGATAATATTGAAGAAAAAACTATTATTGATAGTGGGATTACTGGTAGCGGTACTATTTATAGGTATATTTATTGGGGGAATGGTCGGCCCAAGAAGAGTTAAAAAGGTTTACTTACAGCCGGTAGATATTGAAGAATATCTAACAGCACGTGATAACTCTCTGAAGGAAGAGTTGACAAGCTTAGGTGTTCACGTTACCGAATTGGACAATCCCAAGAAATCACAACTCCATATTCAAGTTAATGAGCGCGGAACATTTGTGCTATTAATAGACTCATATAAGATAGGCGAGGTTTATAGGGATGTAGACGATGATGGAGTCATTAAGTCTATAACTTACTGGTTTATATGGGGAATTGGTGAAACCTCAGGAGAATTACAAATAATGGCCCATAGAATAGGGTAGTTACAACAATTTCTTAGTATCTGAGAAGTATAATTCTATTTACTAAGGAATTAAGAAAAAATTAGAGTGGTTGCTCAATATTATTGAGCATATATAAAGTAGGTTGAGCAGCTACTCAACTAGCACTTCTTTGAGATAGTCTGACAGAGTTCGACATCCCACTATTTTAATAGTATAGTCTGCCGGGTCAATAGAGTGCTTATAGTTCTTCATAGGTATACACACTTTACTGAAACCCCACATTTGAGCAGCCAAGATTTTCTCGTGTAGGCCACCAACAGCGGTAATTGCTACTTCATCAGTAGAACTGATATTAAGGTCACCAGTTACAGCCACATCTTGCCTGATAGATTTACCTTGGAGTAGTGCACAGAGTAAAATGGCCATAGTCACGCCGGCACTGGGACCATCTACTCTATAGGATTGTGAGAAGTCTAAGTGGGTATAATAGGACTTAGCAATATCAGTATTGAATAGTTTAAGTATGACAGACCGCACTTTAGCTATAGAGGCATGTATCCACAATGGTTTTTCTGGGATACCAGTCACCATATAGTAACCTTCAGGTTTAGATAGATATGATTGGGCGCCTTTGAGTAATTGACCTTTCACTTTAAGTACAGTGCCAGTATGTTCACCAGAGTAATGGTCGGCCACTATTGCTAGGCCATATATAGTTCCAGGTTTAGTGCCCTTAGGGTCAATCTCAGCATATTTACCACGTTCCTTTATGTAATGTTCAATGAGCTGCTTACCAATGGTTTTACAGTGTTCGGTAATGGCCTCCTTAACGTGTTTGGGTAGTACAAATTTACACTTCTCATTTTTAGCTATAGTACCAGCAGTTTTAATAATTGAGATAAGGGGGCGGAACTTAGTGGTTAAAGCGTCCCGTTTATTGGACCTCCGTCTACCTTCATCAATGATTTCCATACAGGCCTCTCTACTAAATGGTAATAGGTGGAAACGCTTTACTTCCTGGGATATGAATTGGATATACTTACGCCTCAGTCCTACAGTGTTAGGTGCGTCATTCTCCATTCTAACTACTTTACCGTAACCATAGATACGGTCCATTAGGGCCGGATGGATATTGGGAATACTGTCAAAGTTACCGGCCCCAACAAGGAAGGTTAAGCAGGGTACAGGTTCAGTAGAAACTGCCATAGCAGAAGTACCACTTGCGCTCCATCTAGAACGGAGAGTAATGGGAAGTTGACCTTCTTCCAGGACAGTTAAGAGAGTAACAGCTTCCTCAGCGTGTAGGTTCTTTATCTCATCTATATAGAGAATACCTAGATTGGCTTTATGTACGTCACCCGCGGAAGTACGTTGGTGTTCAGGAGTACCAAGTCCACCAGTTTGAAGTGGGTCCCATGCTATAGAACCAAACAACTGAGCACTTTTATGGCCAGTAGCGTCAACGAAGGGGGCAACCTCTTGAGAATTGTTAACTAGTAATTTAGGTGCCTCAGTTTGTTCAGAACCACCAATACCTTTAGTGCCACCCATCATACCGAATCTTCCCATGAAGATAATTAGGATTAGAAATATTAACATCATACCGGCCGGTAGAAAAGTAGTGGAACCTATACTTATAAATCTTTGAAGCATATAGTCCAATAATGGTATGTAGGTGCCAAATGGTCCAACATATCCATTAAAGGCGTGCCAGAGGTTATATGACTGCCATAGCCAGAACATTCCGATACTAACGAATATTGTGGCGACCGTGGTCATGAATCCAGTAACAAATTTTATGAGTATGTTCTTTAGACGCCGCTTCTTACCTTGTTTAAGTTTCTCCTTTCTGATGATGGCACTTCCTTTACCAGCGTCAACAACTGATATTTTAGGTTCACTGGGTATTAACTTATTGGGCCAGCAGATAACATCTTTAAGAGTAATGGCACGCTTCTCATATAGTCTAGTTAAGTGACCAGCTAAAGCCCGACCAATTAAAGATTTACCGGTACCCGGGTCGCCTAGTAACATTAAGTAGGGCCCAGGAGGAATAAATTTCTTGGCCGTAGGTTTAATAGAATTTGGGTCACTCCAACTCTTGTACCACTGTTCCTTCTTCATCCAGTCCAGTTTATAGGACCATTCATCAAGGCACAGGTAACATTCCTCAAGTGCTTTATCTTGACCAATTACCCAATCCAATAGGTATTTAGAGACAGGAAAACCTTTAGTAGATTTGAAGGTCTTCCAATTCCAGGGTACGTTATTGAGTATTTCTACTTCACTTCCAAAATATTCTTCAGGTTTCAATTACTCCGCCTCTTTATGAGCTTTAACTATACGAATAAGTTCTTTAAGAATATCTCTCTTATGGCGTAAACCAAGCAAATCCGTACCAACATACCAAAAATCTGAGTATGTTTTGCCCGTCAATTCGAATCTTAAGTGTTTGGTAATAGGCTTAGTTTTGGCCACGGTCTAACACCTCTTTTAACCAGGCCAGTTCATCATTAAGGATTTTCTCCAACGCCTGGTTAATAGATAAATTTTGAGATGCAGCATAAGTTTTAAGGAGTAACCAGGTATAATCTAATACTTCAACAATGTGCTTACGCTTCATCTTATTAACTGCCCTATAATAACTGTCTACGGGTACATGAGTATAATCCCACTAATAAAGGTTACGTTGTGCATAATGTTACAGTGAAGTATATAAAACTATATTGACTTATATTAGGTCATGAGTACTTAGAGGGTGTACCAAGGATTGTAATTTGTGATTCCGGTAGATGTAAAAGGCACCCCATCTGCCGGGTCAGACCCTCTTAGGAGTAGTAAATTGAATACAGATAATATGATTAATATATATAGGCACCCGTTGGTGCAATCTCTTCTAGACCAGATACCACAGCCAATGATAAAGACTCCTATAGAGATAAATTTTCCTATAGCGAAGTCTTTTGTGGATAAGGATACTTACATTATAGCTGGATATGCTTCGGTGGAAGTTATAGACAGTCAAAAGGAACTAATACCTATACCAGTAATTAAAGAGGCATGGGAACAGTTCAGGAAAAATAAGGACTTCTACTTTGGTAGCCTCATGCACAGTAATATACCGATAATTAAGGTTTTAGATGAGTATACTGACAGCGAAGGTCAAGTATGGAAAAGTGGAGTAGACGAAAACGGTCTATTCATAGTAGCTGCAGTGAGACAGGATATTGAGAAAGGTAAACAGTCCTGGGAACTAATTAAGCAAGGGAAACTCACTGGGTTTAGTATAGGCGGAGAAGCATTAGCTTCCCATACGGTTTGTGAAGGTAAGTGTTATACTAGAGTAGATAAGATGGAACTACATGAAATAGCTGTTGTAGATAGGCCAGCAAACGCACCTTCAGTGTTCAAGATATTGAAAGGCGAGAAGTTTAAGAGAAGGGTGGACGCTATCAATGAGGTCTTAAGTTCAGAGAGTCTTTCTGTTCAGTTAATTGAGAAGATAATGGGGGAGGCTTTTAGGGAGACTTTCGGAAAGTTAGACAAAGCCCTGAATATATTATCTAAGAAAGTGGTTAGGCGTGGTAATAAGTGGTGTGTAGTACATTGCACTGGTCCAAAGGCTGGTCAGGCGATAAAGTGTTTCCCTACTAAGGAACAGGCAGATAGGATGCATGCCGCTATAATGACTAATAAGATGGAGAAGCAGAAACCACCCAAAGTTGAGTGGGATAGATGTGAGACCAGGGCCAGTGGATTAGAGGGTATAAACGACCCAGCAGCCTTTTGTGGTAATATGTGGTATAACGACCGGTCAAGGTGGAATACCTTTGTCAAGGTTGAAAAGAAAGGGTGTAATTGCCCTGTAGATAAAACCATTACAGAGGCCTCCAGGAATAAACTGGATAAGGCCTTAATCAAACTTACTTCCGGAAGGAGTAATATAATTAAAAAGGAGAAATAAGAATGCCAN